TAAGTTAAGGAAAATCATGTTAATACTTTCAGGGAAAGAGCAAGAGCGAATTAGAATAGGTAATGATATTATTATTACTGTTATTGAAATTGTGAAGGGAAAGGTGCGCATAGGGTTGGATGCTCCATCTAATATGCGCATTGAACGCATACCGCCATTAGAAAAAGGAAAAAATAAGTCATGAAAATCGACAGAATGGAAGTCTTGAATAAGTTGGAATCCTTGGTTCCAGGAATCGCCACGAAAGCAATAATCGAGCAAAGTTCTTGTTTTGTATTTAATGGTAAGCAAGTTGTGTCATTTAATGATGAAGTTGCTTGTTTTAGTGATTTGGATATAGGTTTCCAGGGGGCGGTTCCTTCTGTTCCATTGCTGAGTTTGTTCAAGCAATTGAAAGATAAGGAACTTGATATTACTGCTGAAGATGGGGTTCTGCTTGTTAAGGGCAAAAGGAAGAAAGCAGAAATTGTCATGGAGCAAGAGATTCTATTGGCAATTGAAGAGATTGAGAATCCAGGGGAATGGTCTAAGTTGTCGAAGGGGTTTTCGAAGGCTTTGGAATTGGTTAGTAAATGCGTTAGTAAAAATGAAAGTCAATTTATACTTTCGTGTATTAATGTGCATAAAGACCATGTTGAGGCCAGTGATGATTTCCAGGCTATTCGATATTCTGTCTCTACCAAGATTAAAGATCCTTGCTTATTGCGGGGCACTTCTGCTCAGTTGGTTGCACAATTTCGTCCTAGGAAAATTAGTGTTACCGAGAACTGGATTCATTTTATGGATGCGGATGGTTGTCGGTTCAGTTGCCGAAAATATTTGGATGAGTTTCCTGACATTAGTGTGGTATTGGATGTAGAGGGACCGAAAGTCAAGTTCCCCAGTGGTCTACAGGACGCTATTACTAATGCCAATATATTCTCTTCTGGGAATGTAATTAATAATGTTGTCAATGTAAAGTTGATGCCTAAGAAAATTCGCTTGCAAGGGGAAGGTGCTGCTGGCAAGTATACTGAGGTTTTCAAGTCGAATTATGATGGAGAAGAGACAGAATTTGTTATTGACCCATTCTTGTTACTGGAGACTTCTAAGTTGTCGGAGGATTGCATAGTAACAGAAGACAGATTGAAAGTTGATAATGACAAGTTTGTCTATGCTACTTGTACGGTTAAGGAATAGACCATGGCGAAAGGATTTTTTAACCTGGCACCTTCTTATCGAAAGGTAAGTGGAATTCCTCAGTGTGGCGCTTGTGGTTTATCTAAGAGATGTGCTTCTCCTAAGATGGAACCCGCTGGCCATGGTGAGCGGGGAATTTTATTCGTTTCTGAGGCACCGGGAAGAGAAGAGGACGAAGCCGGCTATCAATTAGTTGGAGAAGCCAGTGATTATCTTGATAAATTAGTTAGTGAATTGGGATATGATCTAGAGCGGGATTGTTGGCGTACAAGTTCTGTAATTTGTCGGCCTGGTAACCGGAAACCTACTGCTAAGGAAATACAAGCGTGTCGTGCTAATCTTATTAAGTTTATTAAGAAAGAAAAGCCGATTGTCATTATTCCTCTTGGAAGTTGTGCTGTTCGTGCGGTAGTGGAGCCATATTGGAAAAAGGATATTGGTCCCATAGCCCGCTGGACAGGTTGGCAAATTCCTTCATTGGAGTTAAATGCTTGGATATGTCCAGTTTGGCACCCGATATATGTTCTAAAAGAAGATAATCCTGCTCTTGATTTATGGCAACGTCGGTATATGCAAGCGGCTTTGGATAAAAGATTATCACCATACCCAGATAAGGTTCCTGATTATAATAGTCGGGTAAAGATTGTCGTGGAGGCTAAGAAGGCCGCCCAGATAATTGATAAGTTCACTGCTCATGGTCGACCAATAGCATTCGATTATGAAACGGATCGTCTTAAGCCCGATCATAAGGATTCTAGAATAGTTAGTTGTTCGATAAGTGATGGGAAACGAACTATAGCATATCCATGGGTGGGGGAGGCAATTAAAGCGACAAGTCAGTTGCTCAAGTCTCCAATTGCAAAGTATGCTGCTAATATGAAATTCGAGGAACGGTGGACGCGGGCAATTCTTGGCCATGGTGTGCGCAATTGGAAATGGGATTGCATGCAAGCGGCACATATACTTAATAATACACCAGGAATATCATCATTAAAATTCCAGGCTTTTGTTCGTCTTGGGGTAGGAGATTATGATTCTCATGTCGGCCCCTATCTAAAGGCTGAAAGTTCTAATGTTCCTAATAGAATTAAACAAGTCAGTCTTTCGGCTTTACTGTTGTATAATGGGTTGGATTCTTTACTGGAGCATAAGATAAGTGAACAGCAAATGAAAGAAATTGGATATGATTGTTGAACCTACTGTTAAGGACGCTTACGATTTAATGCACCGGGGCGCTTTGGCGTTGGCACTGGTGGAAAAGAATGGGATGCGCATTGATGTGGAGCGCATGGACAATTCTATTAAATCAACACGAGATAAAATAGAAGAAAACGAAAGATTTTTACAGGATAGCAGAGAATGGAAGGTTTGGAAAAAGCGGTATGGTTCTAGTGCGTCTTTGGGCAGTCGGACACAATTGGGCGTCGTTCTTTACGAGGATATGGGTTATGAGGTTGGCAGCAAGACTAAGACGGGCAGGGCTCAAGTTAATGAAGAGCAATTGGCAAAACTTAATAGTGATTTCGTAACTGCTTATCTAGAGAATGAGAAATTAAAGAAGTTATTGTCAACGTATTTGATAGGGATAAGGCGGGAAGTCTGTAATGGTTACTTGCATCCATCATTTAACTTACATATGGTGCGTACTTATCGTTCTTCTAGTAGTACTCCCAATTTCCAAAACATCCCAATACGAGACCCCAAGATTGGTTCTCTTATTCGTTCTTGCTTTGTGCCTCGCAAGAATCATATCTTGGTTGAAATCGATTACGGAGCATTAGAGTTCCGCATTGCTTCCTGTTTTTGGCAAGATATGGCTATGGTTGATTATGCTTGTAATCCTGAGTTGGACATACACCGGGATATTGCTATGGAATGTTATTGTCTAACGAAAGATGAAGTGACCAAGAAAGCTAGGTTCCACGCTAAGAATCAATTCGTATTTCCTACACTATATAATTCTTATTATGTCAATACGGCCCGTCATCTATGGGCGTCTATAAAGGATGATAAATTGGAGACCTCACAGGGGGTTCCATTGGATAGGCATTTGGCAGATAAGGGAATAACTAGGCAGACATTCGAGGACCATATTAAGGGGGTAGAGCAGAATTTCAATAACAGGTTCTCGACATGGAGCAAGAAGAAAGAACGGTGGTGGAAAGATTATTTAATGGATGGGGAATTTAATCTCATGACTGGATTTCGAGTTAAGGGTGTCATGAACAGAAATCAGATTGCTAATATTCCTATCCAAGGGCCGGCGTTTCACATTTTGTTATGGTCATTGACTAGATTAGTTAAGTGGATGGTTAAGAGCAAAATGAAGTCAAAGATAATTGGTCAGATTCATGATTCGATTGTTGCTGATGTCCATAAAAATGAGTTGCAAGATTATCTTGAGAAGGCCAAGCAAGTCATGACTGAAGATGTGCGTAAATATTGGCCATGGATAATAACAGATCTAATGATTGAAGTTGAGACTTCTAGTACGAATTGGTATGAGAAAAAGGAACTAGCAATATGACAAATAGAACGGCAGTGATAGTGGTGGGATTGACAATTTCTTTGATTGCTGTGTTCTTGCTCCATGGTGAGGAAGTTCCTGGCCATAAAATGGAAATGGATTATGTCAATGATATTGCTAAGAAAATAGGTGGGGAGAAAGAAGTAGTTTTATGGGATAAAACTAGATGTGATTTGTTGACGAACGATTATGCTTATGAAGTGGATTATGCTCCTAAGTGGGCAGAGGCCATCGGGCAGGCTCAGTGGTATTCTATTGTCACTGGTAAGAAACCAGGGGTGATACTAATCTTGGATAATTTAGAGGATGATAGACGGCATATACTTAGGTGCCAAGCAGTATGTGCTAAGTTAAGTATGAAACTTATGATATGGGAGAAATGATGGAACTGTATAAAAAGTATAGACCTGTTAATTTCAAGCAAGTGGTGGGACAAGATGATGTTATTCGCATACTGGTTGATTTTGGCAAGAGGAAATCAGTGCCGCATTGCTTGTTATTTGTGGGCCCTAGTGGTTGCGGAAAGACCACTATAGCAAGAATATTGCGCAAAAAGATTAAGTGTGGTGATGCGGATTTTCAGGAATTAAATGTTGCGGATTTTCGTGGCATTGATATGGTGCGGGATTTGAGGTCTCGCATGACTTTATCTCCCATGACAGGAGATACAAGGGTATGGTTGATTGACGAGTGTGCTTCTTTGACTAAAGATGCACAAAATGCTTTTCTTAAGATCTTGGAAGATACCCCTGACCATGTTTATTTCTTCTTGGCGACAACAGACCCGCAAAAATTACTCCGCACTATAAGAACTAGGGCGACGGAGATTCAAGTCAAGCCATTGACTAGAAAAGGCATAGATGAACTTTTCGAACGAGTAGTGGAAGGCGAAGGCAAGGAAATGCCTCAAGAAGAGGTTGTAGACAAGATTTTTGATTTGTCCGCAGGCAGCCCCAGGAAGGCACTTGTATTGCTTGATCAGGTATTGGACATTAAGGACATAGACCAGGCTTTGGATGTCCTTACAGGTGGTGCAAATGAGCAGGATGTTATTGAATTGGCTCGCATGTTACTTAATCCTAAAACCCAATGGTCACAAGTGGCTAAGTTCTTAAAAGGCATCGATGGTTTGGATGAGCAAGTAGAGTCTATTCGTTGGCTTGTCTTGTCGTATATGTCAACTGTAATACTAAATAATGGTGCCAATGCGTCCCGGGCGTTTGTGGCATTGGATGCTTTCCGAGATCATTTTTATGATTGCAAGAAAGCAGGTTTGATTTTGGCGTGTCGGGAGACGCTGGAGCAATAATACATTGGAAGGTGGGATAATATGTCCAAGGTCAAAGTTAAGTATGGGGTGCAAAAATTAATCAATTTGGGGGACTTTGAGAATGTTCGCATAGAATCGGGGGTAGAGATGGAGTGCGAAAGTGAAGAGGTTGTAGAGACCCATAAAAGGATATGTAAGTTTGTTAATAAGGTAATTGAGAAAGAATCAGAGCAATGGGAAAATTAAGTGATAAAGATTTTGTAATCGATAAGCATGCTTTAGATGAAGAATGGGAACGCCATGTCTCTTTGTATATGGCGTACGCCGATGAGGCAAGAAAAGCACGCTTGGAGATGGATGAGTGCAAGAATATTTTGGAAGTTGTCAAGGCTGAAACGGCCATGGCAGTCCGGTCTAACCCAGATGAATATGGATTGGCTAAGGTTACGGAGCAAGTGGTAGTTGAAGCAGTAACTGTTCAAGAGGCCGTTAAAGATGCACAAGCCGATTTAGTTCAGGCTCGATATAAGCATGAGATGTTTCAAGCGGCAGTGAACGCCATGGAGCATAGAAAGAAGCAGTTGGAATCATTGGTAAGTCTATACCTGACTGGTTATTTTAGTGAACCAAAAGAACGCCATGGTGAGGATAGCGCAGTGGAGGAAATGCGTAAACAAAAATTGCGCAGAAAAAAACGAATTAAGGAAGAACAGTAAATTTATTATTTTAATGAGGAAAGCCAATGTCTGCGAGAAAGAACAGAAGGGACAGAAAGCGGGTCTCGGCCAAGCGTCGGGTCTCGGAACATGGAACAGGGGGTGGAAGTAATTACCTTCAAGTTCCGGAGGGGTACTCTTTTTTCCAACCGAAGGAAGGAAAGTATCGTTTAGATTTTATGGTGTATAATGTCGGCAAAGGTAATCCTTATGCTGATGAAGGTGATCAACATTATGAGCGCACTTTCTTTGTACACCGAAATATTGGACCGAACAATGAATGGCATCTTTGTGCGGCTAAGACGTTCAAGAAACCATGTCCAATTTGTGAGCACCGGTCGCAGTTATCGAAAGATCCGGATGTAGATGAGGATGTTTTGAAGTCATTGGCTCCAAGCGAACGCCAATTATGGTTGCCTGTTGATTTGAGTGATCCCCAAGAAAAACTCATCTGGGAATGGTCATATCACTTGTTCGGCAAGCAATTGGATAATAAAGTCGCGAATGCCGATGAGGAAGATGAATACGAATATTTTGCTGATCCCATGGATGGCAAGACAATTCGTGTCAGTTTCTCAGGCTCCGACCGTGGAAAATGGTTGGATGTTGCTGATATTGAGTTCAAGGATCGACGTAAGCAGTATGATGAGGGTATTGCTGATGAAATGCCTTGTCTTGATGATCTTCTCAAGGAAACACCGTACGATAAGCTCAAGAAGATTTTCTTGCAGATTGATGACGATGATGATGGGGAAGATGATAAGAAATTCAAGAAGAAGGATAAGAAGACGAAGAAAGATGCACCGACAGCGGACGATTATGGTCTTGTTAAGGGGGATGCTGTTGAGTATGATGATGAGGCATATATTATCAAAAAGATTAGCCCAGATGGCACTAGTCTTACCTTGGAAGATGAGGATGGAGATTTGGTACGGGCAATCAGTCCTAAGGATGTGTCTTTGATAGAAGAAGACGATGAAGATGAGCTTCCCAAGAAGGAGAAAAAATCCAAGTCTAAAAAGCCGGAACCTGAGCCGGACGATGACGACGATGATGACGACGATGACGATGAGCCACCAAAGAAGAGCAAGTCTAAGTCTAAATCTAAAAAGCCGGAACCTGAACCGGACGACGATGACGACGATGACGACGATGACGATGATGACGACGATGACGACGATGACAATTGGGATGATTGGGATGATGACGACGATTAGTCACATGTTCTAATTACCATCGGGAGGGTGGTCGAGGGAAACTTCGGCCGCCCTTTTTAATAGGGAATGGTATG